TATATGACAGAAACGAATAACGCTCAAGGGTATTATCTCGTTCCTGTTGAATATTATGCGGAGATAATGCGCTTGCCAGTGCAGTTTGGGATAGCCAGAAGGGATTGTAGGATAGTCCCTATGGTTAGATTGTCCTTGACGGTTCCCAAACTTGCTACTCGTCCAACAACGCAATGGATAGCTCCTAAAGTTGAACTTTCATACAGAGAGAAGAATGTAACGAAACCTACTCTTGGAATGACAACTCTTGAAGCTTGTAAACAAGTAGCCATTGTTGTATTCGAAGAAGAGCTTATTGCTGATGCTACACCTCCAATCGTTGAATTTGTTCGCAACCTGATGGTGGAACAATTCCTGATTGGTGAAGATGACGCGCTTTTCAATGGTAACGGTGGAAATGGTATTACAGGTATTTTAGGGACAGCAGGAGTTACAAACGTAGTTATGGGTGCTGGTAAGATAGCCTTTTCGAATATCACAGCCGATGACCTGCTCGATATGCCGGATGCGATTGTTTCGGGTGCAGAGCAGAATGGGAAATACTACTTCCATAAGAATATCTTGACGCATATTAGAAAACTTAAAGACAATAATGGTCAATATATTTGGAACGCGCCAGCTAATAATGCGCCTGGTACGATTTGGGGTTATCCATATGAGACAGTTCCCACGATGCCCGGCAATGGAGCATCCGCACCAAGTACATCATTTGTCGTTTTCGGTGATTTGAAAAAGTGCGTATTGTTCGGAGATAGACAGACATTGCAGGTTAAAGTTTTGACTGAGGCAACAATAGATAGCACCAACTTGGCTGAATTTGATTTACTCGGATTAAGATTTGTTGAAAGGCTTGACATTGAAGTGGCTCTTGAAGACGGACTTGCTAAACTCACAACAGCGGCAGCCTAAGGGGAGGTATAAGATGAGAAAATTCACTTGCTTGATACTCTTACTGTTTGTTATCTCGTTTTCCCTCTTTGGAATTAAGGAATACAAAAACTATACTTTGTCAGAAGCACTCTTTACAGAAATTCTTGGAGCCGCCCATGATACTTTTGAATATATAATCCCTCATGTCGATACGACAATAGACACAACCGCTTATGGTATTGATACGAATCTTACTTATAGCGATATATGGCCATCTCAATTTGAACCTCAATCACAAGAAGCTATCATACAGCCGATAGATTCGAATGATACTTATTCCACTTATGATAGGTGGGCAATGGAAAATTGGGCTTTTGCCTTATTACTCACTGATGCAGGTGGAGCCGCTGGGGATTCAATAGGAGCGGAAGTGCAATATGGCTTTGATGGTACGAACTGGACTGTCCCATATATATTAACGTCTGCAACGGGAACAGTGGGAACATTATTGACGTATTACCCGCTGGATACTTACGACAACTGGAAACTATATCGATATGCGAGACTACGAGTATTTAATTTGAGTATTGATAGTGTTACTGTTGACGCGTATATAGTCGGAAGGATTAAAGATTTGATTAAAGGGGAATAATTAAAGTACTATAACTCGATAACAGGGTGGGGAAATACCCTGCCCTGTTATTAAAAAGGAGATCGTATGCCATTGATAAAGTTAAAAAACAGGACATTGGTAAAATACAAGAACGGATTAAATGTAACGGTTGACGTGGGTAAAAAAGTCGATGTAGAAGAAGAGTTCTTGCAATCTTTACCCAAAAGTGCTTATGAACGGGTAAAGGGTAAAGAAGTTGTGAAGGATATCGTGAAAGGTGAGAAAGAAACAAAAGATATGGTGGCTAAAGAAAAGAAATGAGTCTCATACTCCTTGAGGATTTTAAAGAATTTATACACATGACTGAAATCTACGATGATGTTTTATTGCAGAAGATAATAGATTCTGTTGAACTTGATATAGCCAACAATACTCTACAACATGCTCTTGTTGAAGCAGAAAGTACCGAATACCACGATGGCGATAGAACCAATACTATTCTTTTGGAAAATGGGCTTGTTACCGCTGTGGCTTCTGTGAAAACCGATGATGATTGCGATGGTACGTATGAAAGCTTATTAAGCTCTGATGATTATGTCTGGTACGAGAACGGTATTATTCAACTTCATGCCGGTTGGTTCCAGGCCCAGAAGAAACTTATACAGGTAGTTTATACTCATGGATATACCGCTGGGACATTGCCTTTGGATTTAAAGCAGACAATGATGAAAGTAATGGCTAATACTTATCAAAAATCCAGGGTTGTACAGGAGAATGAGGAAGAACATCCTCTGCTATTCTCGCAGAAAGAAATAACAACAGGGTTCAAAAAATATAAACAGGTGTCATTGTGATAGGATTTAAGATACGCGGAACTGCAATAAGAGGACTCGGACGTATTTCTAAAAACGTTATGCCTGCTTCTATTCTTGCCATGAAAGCTACAACTGAATGGGTTAGAGGATATGTGGTCAAGTATAAGTTGCGTGGACAGGTACTTCATAATAGATTAGGAGGATTGTCAGGGTCGATAGAAACAGATGTGAAAGCAGGGTTGAATTCAGCAACAGGCAAAGTTGGTTCAAGATTAGTATATGCGAGGATACATGAACTCGGAGGAATAATAAGAGCTAAAAGTGCGCCATATTTAATTTTTAAAACCGCAAGCGGATGGGTAAAAACAAAAGAAGTTAAAATGCCTAAACGATCTTATCTAAGATCTTCTGTCAGAGAAAAGAAACGTGAAATAGTGAATAGATATGGAAAATCGTTCTATGCGAGTCTTTCAAGAGGAAGTATTTTATGAGTATGTCAAAAGAAACCGCCTGGATAGATATAGTAGCACGGCTTGCGGCAGTAGCAGGAATTAAAAAAGTCTATGAGGTTTGGGTTGACCCTGATAGTATACCGGCATCTCATTTCCCTTGTTATTGCATTGAACCCGATAATTCTTCCCCGATGGAAGATACTAATCTTTATGGCGGACGTGGTATGGCAATGTGTTATGAAAATCTGCGGTTAATAATATGGTTATGGTTCAGGATATTCCAGAAGGGTAAAACTGTTACCGGTACAGGAACAGCCAGAGGTGTATTCGATTATGAAGTGGCAACGAAGGTAGCTCTATGCTCGCTACCGCTCGATTTAGGGGATAAAGCAACTCACGTTAATTTTACGGATACTCGTTATTTAAGGTCTATTGACGAACAGGCTAAAAACGGATTGATTCGAGGGGTTGAAATGGAAATGGAAGTCCCTCTGTTAATCCAATACAGATAGGAGGCATAATTGGGAGAAGAAAAGAAATCTAAAAAGAAAAAAGACAAAGCAGAATTGATTGGACGAAGGGAAGAACTACTGCAACAATTAATAGAAGTACGAGAAAAATTGATTAAAGTAAATAGGAAAATAAAAGGAGGCAAATAATGCCAGACACTGTTGTTGGTTCTACAAAAAATATATTAGTTAACACTTTCAATCTTAACTTTGATGCGCAAGATATGGGGGAAGTTTTGCTGGGTGAAGTTGATTGGCCCAGAGAAATCTACGAGCTAATGAATGGCAACTCAGGGAATCCCCTCGATAGATTAGGGTTGGCAAAACCCGTTACGATAAAAGCGACACTTACCGAGATAATAGTTGAAACACTCGAAAAACTTTGGGGTGTAGCATCCACTAATGTCGGTGCCGGTACTGCTGATATAGTAGATGAACTTGTAGTCGTTTCAGGTAAATATGTTGATGGAGATTGGGCTGATTTAGCTCATGGACAAGGTTATGAATCTCCAATTACTGCTGTTTCTGTTAAAGATTCAGCGGACGCTGCCTGTGCCTTGTATACAGATTATGTTATGGATTATAATAATGGTAGAATTGCCAGAATAGATGGTGGTCTCATAGCTGATGGGGAAATAGCAAAAGTAACATACACTTATGTAACCCAGGCTTCAAAACGATGGGGTTTAACGGAAGGAGTTCTCGACTTAGAAGGAGCAACAATATTGACAAAATACTTCCCGGAAGACGGCAAGACTTTTTATCTTAAACTTTGGAAGGCTCACATCATAAGCACTCCTGTAGTTATCCCATTTGCTTTGAGTACAAAAAGCGAAATAGAAATAGAGATAGCGGCATGTGAAGATTCAACACAGGCAGCAACTGAGAAATTCGGTTATGCGACTCTTGAATCATAAAAGGAGGTAATGGATGGAAATAAAAGTTAAAAAGTTTACTTGGGGAGATGTTAAGACATTAGACCAATTGTTTAAGGATATCTATGCTATTCTTAAAGCGAATCTTAAAATGGAAAAGGACAAAAAGGGGAAGGAAGTTCTTGTCTTGAAAGATGATATCGAATTAACTGGTGCTATTATAGAAACACTATCCCCTGAATCTATTGAAAAGTTTCTCCGATGTGGTTTGGCTGAAGCGGATAAGGTTGACTTGAATAGTATGTCAGTTGAAGAAGTTGAAAAGATTTTCAATTTAATCTTTGAGGAGAACCGCCCTTTTTTCGGGAGTTATATGGGAATGAAGACGGGGATGCTAAACATGATCCAGAAGTAATCTGGAATTGGTATGATACAACCTACCAACTCATTAAATTTAATGTCGGAAGCTATAACGAAGTACTGGCTATGAATGCGATTGAATGCAAAAGGATTCTAACCGCAGCGGCTAAATGGGAAAGGATAAGTTATGGAGTTCCTTATGATTCCGATTTAACTCCTTCTGGTAGGATGAAATGGTTAATGAACAATGTCTTTAATAAAAAGAAATAAATGGGAATAAAAGCCGGTTCAATCTTTGTAGAAATACTTGGTAAAACCAGAGGATTGAGAACTTCTCTTGGACAATCACAGGGAATGCTTTCTAATTTCTCCAGTACAGGTATTCATGCTTTGGGTGCTCTTACTAAAATTGCCGCAGGGGTTACCCTTGCAATTACAGGTATAGGTATAGCTTCGGTTAAATTGGCTTCTGACTTTGATTCGAAAATGCGAGAAGTCAATACTATCGCAAGAGAGACAGGGGAAGGCTTTGACAATATGCGTAAACAAGTCCTCAACCTTTCTTCTCAATTGGGTAAAGATGCTACACAAATGGCAGCAGCCTTATATCAGGTTCAAAGTGCTGGATATAAGGGAGCTGCGGGGATGACGGTATTAAGAGAATCGGTTAAATTGTCTATCGCCGGATTGGCGGAAATGGAGTCGGTTACTAAGGCGGTATCAGTAGCTCTGAATGTTTGGGGTCTTTCTGCTGATCATGCCACAAAAGTAACTGACGAAATGTTTAAGACCGTTGAACTTGGGATTATCAAAGTGGAGGACATTGCCGGAGGATTGGGTTATGCGGCTGCTAATGCCGAAAAGGTAGGGATGTCCTTTAGCGAATTAATGGCTACAATAGCCACCTTAACAAAGGCTGGCATACAAAGCAGAAAAGCTTTTGTAGGCGTGAGACAGATATTAGCAGCTATTATAACTCCGAGTCAGGAAGCTAAGAAAGCTTTTGAAGGGATTGGGGTATCCGCAAGGACAATAAAAAAAGAAGGGTTGATAGGTGTTATTGAAAAAATAGGAAAGGCTACAGAAGGAGATATCGAGCAAATAGCCAAGTTCATTCCGGACGTAAGGTCATTGACCGCTGCTCTTTCGTTGGGTGGCAATATGATGGAAATATATGCACAGAATTTAATTGAGATAGGGGATTCTGCGGGAGCGACTGAAAGGGCGGTTGAGGAAATAAACAAATCATTCTCCAGATTTATCGAAATCTATAAAACAAGATTCAAGAATGTATTGATTAATGTCGGGGATGCTGTCACCCCTATAATTAAGAGTATGGCGGACTCTTTCCTTAAACCTGAGAATCTATTAGAATTATCTAAAGGGATTGTTAATTTCGCGGAAACTACTATTCGAGCTTTAGCAAATTTACCTTCTTTTATTGGAACTATAAGAGTAAGTTTTGAATCTTTACAGCACATAATATTGAAAGCGCAAAGAGCAAACGCAACGTGGGCGAGAATTTCTTCTGGTTGGGTTACAAAATGGGGTAAATTATGGGGTGAAGTAATAGAAGATATTGACAAAGAATTAGCTGCTAATGAAAGCAAACAAAATGATTTGATTGATTCTTATGCAGAAATTCAGGCAAAAGTAAACGCGATGCTTCCGAATTTCGATAAACTCCGAGCAGGCATTGCCGCAGCGTTAGTCCCGGGAGTTACAGAAACAAATAAACTCAAAGAGGAATTAGATAAACTCAAAAAGAAACTCACAGAATTAAACACTTCCGGGAAATCCGATGTCATTGAGGTTACGAAAGAAGAACAGGAAGCTTGGAACGCGGAAGCTGAAATGTTTAGTGAGAGAGCAAAGCTCCAGCAAGAGATGCATGAATGGGCTGTAAATTATAAAAATGAGGTAAAAAAAATAGCCGCAGAAGCTTATTTGGCAGCTCAAAATATGGGTGAATTATTCGGTACAATGATAAAAGATGGCGGGAATACACTAAATGTTCTTAAAAAAGTGGTTGGTCAATTAATAAGAATGAACTTGTTGAAATCTGTAACATCTACTATTGGAGGAGTTCCTGTTGCTGGTATTGTCGGTGGGTTCATGCAGGCTTTCGGATTCCAACATGGTGGAGCGGTCTCAGGTATGCCTATTGTAGATGTAGGAAGAAAAGTTGCGGTTGCTAATGAAAATCCAAATAAACCTGAACTTATTTTGGGTGCAGATAATTTAAAGGACTTGGTTACTGTAAATGTAAATACTGCTGACCCTAACACAACGGTAGATTTTATTATTAAATCTTTTGAAAGTGCCGGACAATCGGCACATGATAGATTTTATAGAGGTATAGGAACAGGCGGACAGAGGGCAGCGATACAGAGAGATGGGAACAGATTATGAAAACCGTAACGGCTGATTTCCTTGCAGCAAGAGCTTTATTCCAACCTCCCGCAGCAATAAAAAATATCGTTTTATCCGAACACGAATTGGACGGAACATTGCTGAATGAATATGATTTGAGTTCAAGATTAAAAGGCGGTTTGCCTATAATCGATAAAGAAATAGAAAAAGAATTGAATGAATTTATTACCGGGGAAATGACATTGAAATTCCATGATCCCGATAAATATATTGAAAATATTTTAACGCAATCGAATAGAATGTTTGGATTAAAAGCCAAAGAGACTTTTGATGTCATCAATCCGATAATATCCGATTCTGTTTCCATCGGGAATTATTTCGAGCAATGCAAATTTAGCCCAGATGGACGATATCTTTTTGCATTATCGTTTAATGGAGATTTTAAAAAATATTCAATTAATAGAGAAACCGGAGAAGTGACTTTTGTTAAAGGAGTGACTCCTGGTGGAGGGCATTACTGTTTTGAGATTACAGAAGATTATTTATATCTTTTAATTGCTGACGGAAGTCTTATAATATATAATTATGACTTGATTGAGATAGGGTCAAATTCACCAGGTACATCCGGAACAGTTCAGGGTGTACATATATCTCCGGATGAAAATCATTTATGGTTTTCAGCGCACAATGTAGCCGGACAAACAGGGTTATATAATATTTCTGATAAAACAAATCCGACTCTTGTGGGGTATATACAAATAGGGTATAGAAACTATTGTAATTTATATCTTGATGAGAAATTATTTGTTTTGGATGACATAAGCAAATATTTGCGAATTTATGATGCTTCTAATATAGAGACCATTCCGTATTCGTTACTCAGCAGTCTTGAAATTGGATTTGCTGTTGACAATTTTATTTATGACGAAACGAGAGCGATATTGTATATCATTGGAACTGGGGGTACAGTGGTTGTCGATATGTCTGACACGAGCAATCTCATTATAA